AGATTTAGCGGACGCAGAATCAAGAATTACGCAGGCGGCAAGAGAAATCTCACTCTCGGTGAGTGAAAAGTCTATTGGAAGAAGAAACCTTCTCGTGGGGAGCGCGTTTTTGCGTGAGGATAATAACTGTACTATATCCAATGACGCAAGAATCGAAATAAATTCGGGCTATCAAGGTACGAATTGTATTCATGTCATTGACGCGACAGAAGCAGGAAATCCGCATTATGTGGGCGCATATTGGGACGGCTCACAAGGAGGAAGAAGCATCAAGATAGAAAAGGGTAAAAAATACACAATGTCATGCTTTTATAAGACCAATGATATTAACGGAGAGTTCTATCTTGACGCTATCTATACTGATAAGCAAGAAAATGCAACAAGAAAAGGACAAGCAAAGTATCTTTCACCAAATGAGCATACTGTTAAAAAGGTCAATGAATGGGAATTGTTTACAACGGTTGTAGATACAACAGATGCGGAATACGATTATATTGCATTCAACTTTTGGGAAGCATGTAATGTCATCGCAGGACAGATTAATGCGTGGATTTGCCGTCCGATGGTAGAAGAAGGTGATACTTACAACGGCTGGACGCTATCGCAAAACGATTATGACTATGTGGGAGGAAACCTTTTGGAGGACACGATGGCACTGACCAGATCGTCTGACAAAAGCAATCTTCAGTTTGCCAGCGGACTGATTTTGTTTGGTAAATACGAAGGCTGCTACGGTATATTGTACAACAAAAACAACTCGGCAGAGTCTCAGTTCACAGAAGCCTTGCAATATAAATTTCCAACAACAGCTACCCTTTCTGGGCAGGCGAGAATAGTAAAGAATCAGGACTATGTGTTCTCCTTCGTTGCCAAGGGCAGCGGGAACATCAACGTTTATCTCTATGGAGACAGCGTTCATGCAGACGTATTTACAGAAACCTGCGAAGGAAACGTATATCCGGTCGGCTTGGCTGACGGATACACACAGCTCGCACTCACCTCGACCTATAAGCGGTACTGGGTGCATTGGCGAATAAATGACTATACTGGCGAGGGAGCAGAGGTAATTCCAGACAAGGTGCTGATACGTGTTCCAGGCGATACTGAGGCTTGGGTGACAAAGCCGAAGTTGGAGGAAGGCGCACAACTTACTGATTATACAGAACGGAAGACCGACCTCATCGACAGAGCCACAGCAAAGGCGGCAGGACTTGAGATTACGTCGAGCGGAATAACTCTGTATGGCGAGAAAATCAAGGTGGAGAACACGCTCTCTACCGGTCAGACTACGACAGCCGCGCTCTTTATAGACGGTGCCATCAATGCGGCTCTGATACTGGCGCAGATGCTTACATCGCAAGGACTCAACGGACAGATGGTAAGGATAGCCGATGGCCTTATCAATATCTACGGCAAGGCAGGAACTGCAAACATCCGCTTCGGTCTGAACAGTTCGGGACAGGCCGTCCTGGCGTACTACGATGACAACGGAAACTTTCTCTACGACCTCGGCCCTGCTGGTGTCGCCTCGCTTAGCAAGACCGACGCGAAGATAACTTCTGCGCAATATATCAAAGCAGAGGATGCAGGACTGACGACTCCGCTCGGAGAGAATGTAGATCTTCCGTGGGTTGACACAACGAAGTCGTGGTACACGGCAACGAAGGACAACAACTACATTCTTTTCGTTAAGGGTGCGACGGGTAAAACGACAACCCTGTATCGTTACTCAGCACCAAGAGTGAACGGAAAGATAGTAGCCGACTCGGCCAACGGGTTGGGTTCCTACGACCTTGCGAGCGCAGCCGACGGAAGGACGTTCACGAGCCGCACTATGGTGAAGAATGGTGCGCTGACAAATCTTGCGGATGGCGTGTTCCTTACTGCGGATGCTAAAGCCTACGACAACACAAAACTGGTGCCTTCCATCAAGAAGGGACAGAGCGTGACAAGGCCATCCTTCTATGTACAGATAGCGTCCTTTAACGCAAAGTTCACGACACTCGGATTGCTCGGAAAAATCTATTCAATACAGACAGAAATCACTTTCGGTAATCTTAACGCAGGAATAATGAGCAACAATAATTACTAAACGAATATGATAACATATAAGGAATTGTATGCTACGCCTTTGGAAACGAAGGTTGCGACATGGAAAAATAATGAGGTGCGTCTTGCTTTGAACGAACGCAAGACAGAAGACGGTGAGTATCTGTATGACTGCGTGTTGCTCGATATGAATACCGATGCGGAGCCTACTGAAGAACAGCTGACAGAGGCTCTGAGAAACAAGTGCATCGAGCAGATAACGGAGTACGATAAGAGCGCAGAGGTGAATACGTTTTATCTCAACGACGAGGCTCACTGGCTCGACTTCGAGACAAGAGATAGGGTATATCAGGGCAACGAGCGACTTATGCGAATGGGGAGAACGGAAACGACCCTGTGGCTCGACGGCGAGTGTTATACCCTGCCTATTGACACAGCTCAAGACCTCATCAGCAAGATAGAAGTCTACGCAAAGGACTGCTACAATGTTACGCAGACCCATCTTGACAAGGTTGTGGAGCTACAGACGATAGACGCATTGATAGCCTATGATATTACGGCAGGTTATCCCGAAAAAGTACGACTAACAATTTAATTTTATAGCTATATGAAGAAAATCGTTAAAGGTAACTACTTCACGCTGAAGATACCAGTGATGAAGATGGTAGAGGGGCAACCACAGGCTTTCCCCCTGCCAGCCTTTGACTACGCATATAACACAATTCTTACGTTAGGTGGTGAAGAACAGCGTGGTTTCATTATGTCGATAGGACAGGAATTAGTACATGTAGCTAACCTTGAGACTATCAAGGAAATTCTGACGGAATTGTTTGATGCAAGCACTGCCACAGCCTATGAAACTTTCGTTAAGAAAACCATTAGATGGACTTCAACGCAGGGTAGTGCCACGTTTGCTGTTTACTGCGCGTATCAGATTGGCACCAACAGAAAGCCCGTCGCCTACTCGGTTCTACCTGTCTACGCTTGCTGACCTATTTGCCTCTTTGAGAGAGAGAGTAGAATAAAAAGTAACTTTAAAAGAAAGGTAAAATTATGAAAAAAACAATTTCGTTTGTCAGTACGATTATTCCTGCTGACCAGTTTTAAAAAAAATATGAAATCGGTAGTTCAGACAAGAGTGAAACAATCACCATCTACCATCTTGGCGAGGTGTTGGATAGCGAGATAGGAGCTTATCGGTGTTATGAATGTAGCATCCCGACATCGCTATTCGATGAGGACGAGGTGAAGGCTGCTTACGCTAAATTCGATGAAAGAGTAAAGGCGGCAGAATTGGCTTATGCCATCTCAAAGAAGGAGGAAGAGATAACAGCCTACGACACCTCAGACAAGGTAAACGGCTTTATTTTAAACGGTATGCTTATTTCATGGAACAAGGATGACCCTAATTCTCCTAACGTCGAAAAGCGCATGGGCTTACGACAGAATATTGCTGACAAGGTTGCGCTTGGCGAGGAAAATATCGCTATATGGCTAAAAGGTGTATCTTTTACTATGCCATGTGCGCAAGCCGAAGTACTCATGCGAAGCATCGAAAACTATGCTTACGAGTGTTTTAACGTTACGGCGAGCCATAAGCAAGCAGTCAGTCAGCTGACGACCATCGAAGAGGTGGAAGCTTACGACTACAAGGCAGGCTACCCGAAGATGCTTGAGATGAGTGTGTAATATCATTTTGCCGACATCGGCAAAATGATAGTAGTGTTTAACAATTAAAACGAAAAGATTATGTATATACTGAGTGTTATTTCTTTCCTGCTGTTAGCAGGGTTTCTGCTTCTCGCAGCTATGCGCTTCGGTGTTCCTGCGATGGTGAGCGATGTGTATTATCAGTTGCAGAATTGTACTGGTAGCGAAGTTATCGGTGACAAGGCGAGGCACAACTACGGATGGGTGTTCACGGCCGTTATGGTGACGTGTGCCATATTAATGATGGTGTGTATACTCGACACAGGTAAGGGCATTCAATGTCTTGCCTTTTTGGGCTGTGGAGGGCTGATTTTCGTAGGTGCAGCTCCTAATTACTTAGACTCCGATGCCTACCCTATTCATAAAGGAGGAGCGATTGTAGCCGCCGCAGGATGCGTAGGGTGGTGTCTGTCGGTGTGCTGGGTTCCAACTGCCGTTCTTGCTCTTATATATCTGTTACTTGTGAGCTGTTCGGATGAGGACGATTATAAGCCAGTGTGGTATATGGCAGAGGTGGCAGGGTTCTTGGACGTGTTTTTGACCTACTGGGTAACAGATTGGTAATAAAACACCGTCATTGGTAACAATATGATGGTTTAGCAAAGTTTAACGCTAACAATTTGGCATATTTCTTGTATTATTACCACAAAAGTGTAACTTTGCAACCATCTTATTTTTGAATCTTAAAACCGAAAATTATGAATAAAGAAGATGAAAGCGACCTATTAAGGTGGTTGCAAGACAAAGACGTCAGCGAGGTGATGAACTTGCTGATGAAACATGGTAACAGATATTCACGGAGAATTTTGAAGTTCTTTTGCTGGTTCTGCAAGTATGTTCCAGTTACACTTATGTGCTTCCACGCATACGGAATGTGGGATTTCTCTCAGCATCCACGAGACATATTCATCCCATACGCAGAAAATACGCCTTGCTATCTTTACATATATTTCATGGTTTATATTTTGCCAATGGTTTTGATATTAGCAAGCAGATTCTTTTTTCTTTGTTGGAGATATAGAATACCATTTTTCTACTTCTTCGGCATCAATGCGGCTCATATTGTAGAGTGGAGTTGGTACACAACTCAAGATATGATTGATTCGTGTTTTACCGTAATGATAGTAACGGCAATGTTTTATATATACGGATTCTGTGACATGTTTATCAGCAAAACCAAGTTAGGACGAAAAATCTGTGCATGATTATGGGAAAGATACTAAATTATAAGTTGCTCGGCACGGCTTTGAAATCATTGAGTGACGCTTGCTTTAAGGCTGATGAGCAACAGAGAAATGGTGAGAAAATTACCGCTTGCGGAATGAGCGATGAGGACTTGGATAGACTGTGTGATATCATTCCCGATATGCTCAACCCGATGATGAGCACAGAGGAAGTCAAGGAGAAACTGCACGTTTCTGATGCTACATTGAACAGGATGGTAGCGAGAGGCGACATTCCTAATGGTGAATGCAAGAAGCGAGGACATACGAGATATTTTAAGAAGTGGGATATTCTTCACTATATTAAGAGTAAGAGAAAATCTTAACGTATTAGCCCTATCGCAGCACGGATAAGCGAGTATGTATGAGTATTATGGACTTTGTGTTTCAGACTTTGATTATAGTAGCAATGATAGTCGTCATTAATTGCACGTTCATTGCATACCTATACATTACGCATGAGTACGAGAAGGTCGATAAGTTCTTCCTGGCTTGGGTAACGATGTCAACTATGGTATTGACAATGTGGTTCGGAGTTGGACTGTATTTGTATTTTAATTATTTCTTATAAGCTAAAGAGAGGTAAGTGATTGCCTCTCTTTTTGTTTTCAATCCTTTCCAATCTTGCAAACACTGGAAAGGATTTTAATTCCCCCGATTTCGTGGGTTTAAAAATACAATATTTCGATAAAATTATATACAATTATATACAATATTTCGAGGAAATTATATATATGCGTTTATATGAGTGCATAAAGTTTTGCACTTTTTCGCAATAGCTATTTGATGATTAAATATTTTATTGTATATTTGCAGCATTATTGTTTAATCATCAAATAGTTATAGTATGGCAGATAGAATTAAAGATATTGTTGTAGGCGTAGTTCTTGCACTCCTCGCCTAT